ACATATGAAAAATAAATTAACTGTTTTTGATTTAAAAATGCATGAGATTATTACCCTAGGTGAATGGTCTGTAATGCGAGTACCCGGGGGTTGGATATACAGTCATGTCGATTACAACACTGTTGTTCATGATCAGCATGCTGGTAATCAAAATACCATGGATACTCATAGTGTATTCGTCCCTTACTCAGATGCCGTTAAACGAGACTTATTAGAAAGGGTAGTCCATGGATGACTTATTCATTGGAATCGATCCAGGGGCTTCTGGCGCAGTCTGTGCCCTGGTTCCAGCCACAAAGGGCATAGCCTTCTTACAACCACCTTATGATAAAAATACTTACGACAAAATTATGGCCACTCAAAGTGCCCATAATATTCGAATAATTATGATTGAACAGGTGTCCCCCATTCGTGGAGCATCTGCTGGATCAAACTTTAAATTTGGCTATAATACTGGCCAAATTAATGCCATTGCTGAAATTACCGGCATTGGTGTTGATCTTGTCAGGCCCAAAGCCTGGCATAAAAAAATAGGCATGATCAAGAAACAACCCCATATTAAAAAAGAGGTTGCTGCTATTGCTCATCGACTATACCCAGATGCAGAATTGTACGGTCCCCGGGGAGGTTTACTTGATGGTAGATCTGATGCCCTGATGATTGCACATTTTGCTTTTTTAAAATATACAGGAAAATAACATGCAAATTACTATTTCAGAAACAGAAATCAAAACTGCAATTCTCGATTATGTTTCATCTCAAGGTCTTACTATCCACAGCAATGCTGAAGTGGATTTGAAAGCCGGTCGTGGTGAACATGGTATGACTGCTACGATTGATATTGGAGACTCTGCCAAAGATACAAAAGTTACCCCTATCAAAGTTGAACCACAGAAGAAAAAGGCTGCTGTTAAGACTGAAGTAAAGGCTGACCAGGAAGAAGAAGAAAAAGAGCCAGCAAAAAATAAACCATTATTTAGTTAATCTAAAATGGAATTCATTAAGAATTTCATAATTGTCATTGTAGCCATACTTTTTGTGGCTGTAATGGCAGGATTAGCAATAGGAATTTCAATAGCATCAGGTGCATTTCTTTTTATATTATTTTGTATTGTGGTTATTTACACAGCAATCAGAGAAACCTGGGAACACTACTTTAAATAGCAAATCCTTCACTGTTATTTACTCCAGGCATCCATCCAAATAATCTAAGGAAATTTGCATTAAAGAATGTTCCCCACCTCTCTCCGGAGACAAGGGGAATTTCTAATCTCCCAAGTACATCCTCACCCACAATGTTGGAATCCATGATCATAGCAGGATCCCCAACTGTATCAGCCACCATCATTGCCAAAACTGTAGTCATTGGTGCGTCTCTGAATAAACGAAAAATTATTCGTTGGATTCGCAACAGATATTTAGTAAACATAACCACTCCCATATCATTAGCCCATTGCATTAATGGACTGGTTGGGATGTCATAATTAATAAATGTATCCACTACAATTTCAATCGCTTCCTGATTGATACCATTCACTTCCTTCATTGGATTTCTTTTACGAGTTGTCAAATGCTTGTACAAAGCATATCTCCCCGCAAAATCACTGTAAGCAGTAGCATTCACCATGAACCCTGCTAATTTAGTATCTGGTGCAACAGTAAACTGTTTAAAGCCTTCCTTTATGATCTTCGGAATCATCTCTCCGTAAATTTCAGATTTATCTTCAACCCCTAAAGATCGAGCAACAACCCCAATAACCGTATCATCATTGTCAATTTCAATATCTTCCACAATAGCCTGATATAAACCCTGATCAATAAACTTTTTAATTGGATTGCGTTTAATATCCTCTCTCAAATGATTTGCTTTAACAATTCTATTTTGAGTTTCAGGATGATTAGGAAAAGTTTTAATGGCATGTTCTAATCGTAATAATTTTTTATGATCCTGCTGATATGCAGCCAGAGCCACATAAGATTCTTTTTGATACTTAAAAGCATTGACAGGATTCACTCCACTAAGTATTAACAAGATAGTATTACTGATCATATTATTCATCAGAACAGTTGGGATGAATAAAACAACATTCTCTTTTACTCGTTTAATAATAGTCTGCCAAATGATTCCAGTATGTCTCATGATTTGTTTCATGAAATAAGGTAATCCACCTAATTTTTTAAACTTCGTATCGAGCCAAGTAGTGAAAGATGCTTTATTAAATCCAAATACCAAATCCAAAATATCCTCACGTACCATAATAGGCTGAGGATCCCCATTGGAATTAAGTCCCCAAATAGCTTTAGCTGCAATTTTGGCATGCTCAGGCATCATTGCATAATATTCACGATGCTTAGGATTTTTAGCTGTTGGGCTAATTTCAATAAATACCCGAGGATTCTTATGAAAATTATTTTTAAAATCAGTATGAGCCAATTTAAAAAATTCTATATTTCCATCCTCTGTTACTTGCTTATTGTAAGCAGAAGCAATCATCCTCCCGAGTACCTTATGGGCTAAATCTCTCTTGCCCAAAAATTCCTTCTTATTTTGTTCAGACATTGTATATCGATAATTCACTGCTGACCCTGTTGTGGGGCTCAGAATTGGAATCATATAATTATTCTCATAATTCAATTTTAACTTACGAGTAAATTGATTCTTCACTTTATGGGCATTATTACTTCGAACCTTATTAAATTCAGAACGTACCTTTTTGCCTACTGCCTGGTCAGTAAGTGAAAGCATTTGCTCCACCAGGTCCTCTCCTTTAGAAATTTTACTCATAAAAGAGAAAATACCGGACACCCTGGAGGACATTAGCCCTGTATTAGCCACATAAACCACCATAGGGGTCTTAAGAGTCCCATTATGGTCTCTTGTGATCTCACCCTTTGGGATATACCCAGCATCACGCATAGCTGCTTCATCAGCCTTAACTCCTACTTTCATGCTTCTGTACTGGTCATACATTTCATGTGTATAACCTTTGACTAATAAAGTACGATTTCCACCAAAATTTTCACGAAGAGAATCTTTCTTAAAATCACTATGCATTTTGAACATAGCGGCAATCCCATTATTATCAGGATCCCGGGCATATTCATGACTCATAATTTTAGCCAGGCTCTTTCGAGCAGTCATACTGGTATTTTTAATGGCATTTAAAGTAGCCAAAATACTTACATCAATTTCAGCCTGTTCAAGATTACCAATCTCAATAACCTTATTTCCTACTTTTGCCTGATGTTGCAGATTAGCCAAATGAGCAATAGCATGCACACTCATAAGGCCTTCTTCCAATCCAGATTGTCCAGTAGCCATAATGCCACCCAGATTTTGAGACTGATTTATATAGTAATAACCATTTTGATCTCCATAATCTTTTCGAAGTTGATCATCTCGTTTTGCAATTGTCGTATCAACTGCTTTCTGATTAGTAAGTAATTCTAAAATATCAGCAACACTAAATCCCTTTTCAGCTAAAAATCCCAAATCAGTTTTCATCAATGCAGTATTGATATCTTCCCATTGTTGATTTGTTAATTTTACTTTTGGATCAAAATAATCAAAGATCCATTTAGTATTATTTGTGGCAATAGCCTGTACTGTTTGGTCAATCGTATGCTTAAAATTACGCAGCATATTATGATAACTCTGATTAACTTTATGGGCTCCAGCCATTTCATCCAATAATTTGTATCCAGGATTATCCATGGTATACCCAAGACCATACATCATACGATTGGTTGCTTCACGGAAATGTTTATTCCCGGGTAATGTGGCCAGACCAATTATTTTAGCAAAATTTTTCTTTACCTTACCAGCATCAGGATCTACAACAGTATCCAGGGTCCATTTGACTACTGGCTTTACTGCTTGAGATAAAATGACATTTTTGAACTTTTGATTCACAGAATAAAATGCATCCCAAAAATCATCTAATTTTGATTTATTTTGGTTTCGAACATTATTGACACTATTGGCTAAATTACGAAGAGCAACATCCAGGGTAGCACCAGTTCCTTTGTAACGACTACGGAAAATAAAATCAGTAAATTTTAAAAAGATATTCACTAATTTATCAAAAAGAGATCCTTCTAAACTACGTTCACTCTTATTCTTTACTCCAGCGAGTGCAGCCATAAAAGATTCATTAGTAAGACCAAAAGCAGCAAACTCATGAAGATAACCTTTAGTACTATTGAAAATATAGTCGTATCTACTTTTAGCTTCTTTAATCTCATAAGCTTCATCCAGGGTTTGATTCCCAGTATTACGAGCAGTAATAATTTGTCCATTTGAATCATATTTTAGAAAATTTTTATATGATATGTCCTTACTGTTACGTGCAATATTAAAAAGCTTCTTAAGTTCAGCTCTGATACGTGGATTCGTATCAATCATTTCACTCCAAATAGCATGCACAAGTTCATGGACCATGACCTCTTGCATAGACATATCTGTTTGTGATTGCAAAATACCTTCAGTAGCCTTTACATAAATTTTATCTTTAAACTGTTCTCCACGATTACTTTCTGCTTCAGTAGTTCCAACATGCAGATTAATCTCATCAATTTTAAGCAATGCCGGCACTGCCCATTCTTTAATAAGTTTCTTCAGAGTAGCAACATGCTCTGCATTTTCAGGAGTATTTTCTGTAATATTTATATTAGCCAATGGATGCTTTGCCAGGTCATCAAAGATCTGGCTGACTGCATCAGAGGTCAATAATTTGTTATATACCTCATTGAATCCAGTACGACCATCAGAAACAGATCCATGTCGAAAAGCATCACTTCTTATAATCTGCCCAGCAGAGCGTATACCACCCATGTCACGGATGACCATACCCAATTGATCAATAGCAGCTGTTTGAGTGCTTACAGGCTCTGTGAGAGCATTACCATCGTATTCAACTACATACCCTGCAGAGGTATTAGTGAGAAACATTTCAATTTCTGCAGGCCCATTAAACGTATCATTGAAAAGAGTACTTTTAAACACAATTTGTTTACTATCCCTTTTGACAACGAAATTTGATCGAGTCAAAAGAACAATATCGTATTCAACTGCCTCATCAATACTCTTTTCAAAATCTGCTTTAGGAGCTCCAAAAATTAAATCATCTTCTGGATTAGGTTGATAATTAGCGTCTTCAGAAGGATAGTTACTTACATCTGTAATAGCCCCTTCACCTTCGAATAAATCTTTTCTACCTTCCTGAACATCTGCAAGGGCTGCAGGAAAAACGGTATTAATAAAATTATCCATGCTTTCAGCAATTTCTGCATCGATTAAATAGCCATCAACAATAGCATGAAGATTCTTTTTTATCTCAGGATCTAAATATTTAGCCCCTTGAGCTAAAGCACTCATTGATCGTTCAAGTTGAGTATTTATTTGTTCAAAAACAGACCAATTTTTATTATATCCATACCAGGCACTATTCTGTTCTATAGCCTGTGCATCAATATCCATAAAATTACTCATTTGAGCATCGTGTAAATTCAAAATCTCAAACATTTTCATGATATGAGTTTGAACATTACCATCCAATGAGTGGATCATACTTACTCCACCCTTTTGACCAATGTCTCCGATATACGCTTTAATAGTAGCAACATCCCCAAGAGAATTTTGCTTAACAATTAAATCTTCATTTCGAATACGACGACCATTTGCATCTAATTTAGGGGTCCCATCTTCATTGAGTAAAAACATATTTACTCGTTTTGATCTACCACTTGATGTATCAATCTGTAATTTGAAAAATTCAATACCACCTTCTTTAGTAGAATAAAATCTTGAAGTAGTATTTTCCAATTCCACTTTTGCCATATCAGTAACTTGGATACTATCTTTATGATCAGCACGTACAGAAGAAGCATGTGGAATCATAGGAACAACTCCAGATTTCACTAGCCGTTGAAATTCTTCCTGTTGTAATTTTTTAGATGGATAATCCCCATTATTTTTCTCAGCATGATTCTTAATAAACTGAGCCCAATATGCAGCAAAGATTTCAGAGGACACTCTAAAAGCAGCATTTACTGTATCTAATTTATATTTGGTTCCTCCCAATAAAGTATCAACACCTTCTCGCACTATAGGAGCTAATTCAAATCCCATAAATTCTTTGAAGTCATTAGCAAATAAACGTTCTCTTTGACTCTCATGAGCCTTCTCATATTTAGCAACACTATTAAATAAGTGCTTTGGAAATGAAAAATAACGACGTTCATCAAAATGTTCTTTAGCTAATGCATCAGCCCGAGCCCTAAATTTTTGACTCATCTCAGGAGATAATCCAGGAACAGTATGGGTATTTTCTCTATTTTGAGCTTTAGCTATTCTTGCTTCTCTTTCATAGCGTCTTCGTTGAACACCATGAAAATATAACAATTGCTGGTTATATAGAATATCTGAAAACTCCTGAGGAGTTTCTGCTTCCATCACATCTGTGTGTAATTTAACAACCAGGTCATTTAATAACGTAGCCAGAATACCTTGAATAGCCTGACCATAAGAAGAGTACATGACAGGGTACTTAAATAAAGTTCGAGCCAATTTGGTGACAATAATCTCTGCTGTACCTGCTTTAACATTTTCTTCATTCCATTTCGAATAATCAACCAAAACACCTAAATTTGCTTTGGTAGCAGTAACCATAGCTTCACTATGTTGAAAGAATGATTTTTTATGTTTAGTGGTTGAAGTAATACCTCTGGTATTACGTGCTTCAACACTACTAAAATTATTGATAACATTCATACCCAATTCTTGATAATTATCTCGGGTACCAGGACGAGCTACACGCTTATCATATGAATGTCCCCCGGGGACAACAGGGTCATCTTTAAAACGGATACCACCAGCTCTCAGGATACGTCTCATGGCTTCCCCACCTGGGGCAAACTGCATGACCATACCAATCAAACCATTAGTAACTCCGTCAATCTCTCGAGGAATAGAGGCTGTTACTTCAGTAGCACCACTCTCAACAGCATCCACATAATCCCTAAGGGTAACTAGAGCATCTAAACTTAAAAATTTCTCACCTGCCTTTTTGGTTTGTACTCCAGTTAAAATTGCTTTTTGCTCTGAAGGAGTAAGTTTTCCTTCAGGGTTTTTCTTAATTTTACGGAGCACTTCAACAGCAGCAGCAATGTCAGGATCAAGAATATTTTTACCATCATATATATCTCGATTGAATGTTAATACCATCGAAGAAAATGAATTCTTATCTGCTTCCATACCAAAACCAGCCATCATAGCTATTTTTAGTTTACGAACGCCCAAACGATGCCCTTTACCCACTATTGGGATAGTTTTTGTCCAGGACAAAGGTGCTACTAAGAATCGATGGATCTTACTTGATTGTGGATTAACTGTATTAGTTGAGGGTCCATTACGTCCATTACGATATTGTGCCTGAGGATAATGATGAGCAACGTCATAACCTCGCTGAACCAAGAAATCCACAGCATCCCTGTACTCCTTTTCAAAGGAGGCATTTTGGGCTTCAATAGTTTCATCTTCAGTAAAATGTTTACCGGTAAAATCAGTTACTACTCCTGCAATGGCTAAGGCAATTTCAGGAGATAAACTTTTGAACACATTCATCATCTGTTCTTTGCCAAACCATTCAAGNTTATTGGCTGCCTTTAAGCCTTTTTGGTTTATATCAGATGGTTGGGTGACTGTATTCTTAACTTTGATATTCTGCTTATCCCGAGCTTGTTCTTCAGGACTTCTTTCAAAAGAAACCAATCCAAACATACGACCAAATAACTTTCGATTATCATAATAATNAGCTAATGCTCTACCTAATCCAGTTTTACCTTTTACTTTATAACCTTCATCAGTCTTTGTAATTGAACCATATCGAACACTAATAAAATGCATCTGAGCATCAGGATTAATACCTTCTTCAGTTTGTCCTTCTGGTATAGGAATACCAGCATTAACCATGGCAGTGTGCTGATCTGCTAATTTTTTCTTTTCATAGTCAAAACGAGCCTTTTGTAACTCACGTTGTTCCAAAGTATTATATTGAACTAAATGCATATCCTGGAGTGCATGCATAGCCAATTGACCCAAAGAAAGATCAAGCTTAGGTTCTAATCTGCCATCTTTGTTATCAAGTACACGAATACCTAATTGTTGACGAACAGAGGTACCCACATCCATTTGAGCAGTCTTCATGTTTACGCCGGCAAAGGCTAACAGGTCATATACCTCAGGGGTAATACCTGTATCCTTATCCCGATCCATAATGGCATTCATGTCCTCTCTGTTCTTTTGAAGCATATTTCTATGGTTCGTAATCACATAATTTAATGCAGCTATAGCCATTGCAGAAACAGCATTAGGATCCAGGTCTCCATTTTCATCACGAAGAATATGAACAGCAGTTTCATCAAACTCATACCATTCATGTTTGTTTCGAAACTCTGCTGATTTAGATTCTGTTCTACTTACTGCTACGCTTCTTTCAAGGGCAGCAATGAATTTTGGAATGAAATCAGTGGCAATTTTATTAAGCATATCCGTATCAGGAAACTCATTGTTGGCAGCAATTTGTTCATCAGTACGATGCTTATTTAAAGCATAACGAGCATGTATTTCTTTTTTACCTATTTTGCTTAAATAGTGTGCAAAGAAATTTGAGATTTTTCCCAGGGGTCCTTTGGAATGAGGAGTCTGTCCCAGGTAATCAGAGGCTTTAATATCCTCAACATTATCTGGACGAGCACTTTCTTTAACTTCAGTATCTTCATCAATTTGTTGAGAGGCAGTATTAAAATTAACCTGCCCATTTTCAATAATACCTTTGGCAGGATTAGCATGCCCATAACTGACATAAAATTCAGAGAATATTTCCTGAATTGCTTCTTCAGGTTTACGGATGATTTCTTTTAAACTGTCAAAAATTTGCTGACGTTGGGCAATAGCATCTGGATTAGTATATGAAGCTTGAGCCAAAGTACGAAACAAATGATAAATACGTTTAGCTTTATTAACCTCATTTCGATTACTCCCATTATTATAAATAGGCTTATTTGCAGCATTCTTAAGATCAACATAGACCTTTGGCTCAATCCTGGTGTGATCAGCAATTACTTCCCGGGCTTCATTATTGGCAGTAATTAATTCAGCAGGGTCTCTATCAGAGTCCTGAAGAATACTTTCCAAGTTTTGGTATTCAGCATCAAATACATCACTTTCGGCTGTCAGATCCAAGAAAGACAAAGTAGCCAATAATTCCTGAGCTTGCTCTCTTATGGTGAGAACTTTAGCTTCAGGGTTACGTTTGGCTTCTGCCCGACGCTCCTCAGCATTTGTTCTGGCAAGATCAGCAGTATTATCTACGAAAGCATCTTCGTCTTCGACAACAACTCCTTGCATGCCTTCAGGGTCAACTTCATCATCAGTATTCTGATTTTCTTCTGGAGTTTCCTCTGGGTCTTTTTGTTGGGTATTTTGAGTATTATGTACTGTTCCATCCAACATGGAATCAAGATCATCTTCCAGATCTTCTTCCAATTCCTCATCAGTTGGAATTGTGGATTTAGCAGCTTTCTGAGAAGATTCAGAATCAACAACAGCCCCACCATCCTCTACCGGAGTAACAGATTCTGTTACAATTATCTCAGCCCCGGGGATCATTGCATTGGCAGCATCCAGGATTTCAGCTAATGCTGGGTTAGCCGCTACAGGCAAACCAAGTAAATCCAGAATACTTTTAGTAAAGGCACTCCATGTATTTTTCAGATGAGTTCCAAAAGATACAGGAGGCTTAATACCTTTCAGGTATTCTTGCATATGGGTATTGGTCAATGAAATAGTGAGGAATTCCTCGAGATTCTTCATTGATCCTTTAACTACTTGCTTGGTATACCCATCCAGTTTAGTATCTGCATTGTAATGCTTAGACACCTGATTAAACATCAGATTCAAACGTACAAATGCTCTCTTTTGTTGATCGGTAAAAGAATCTAAATTTACTTTATTTGCCAATGAATACGTAATACTAGTGGTAGCTGCGTGTACTAATTCATGTAATAAGACCTCAGCAAAATATGAGGCATTTCTACCCTGCATATGATCACTAGCAGTATTAATGATAATAAATTTAGGCTTAACAGTATTACCTACTTTTACAGTTCGAGTACTACCACTGGCTTTATTGGGATCCTTTTTTTGTATGATCTCTATGTCTGGATTAATAAAAGGAAGGATCCTATTCAGAATTACATTATAGAATCTGTTATCAGTATATTGACGAATGTATGCAGTGACTTCATCTAAAGATGACAATTCACCCATTACTTTCTTTGCACTTTCAGTACTATCATCAGGCACAACATTTACAGTTGAGACTTCTTCTTCCACATCAGTTTCTTGCTGAGTAGATTCAGTTTTAATATCTGGTGGTACTACTGCAAGAAAATCATTAATATCCTTATATCGAAGCATATTTAATTTAGCAGTAAATCCACCAATATAATTTGCTACCTGAATAGTATGATTTTTCCCTTGAGCATCATTGAAACTTTGTGGAATAGTGTTCTGTCTTGGATCTTCCATGAGGTCCACAGTAACTCCAGCGATTCCCTCAAATGTTTCATGAGATCCACGAATGAAATCATAACTACCCACTTTTTCATTAGTAGCTTTATCGTATACCTCATAATTTCTGTAGGGTGCTTTTAACTTAATATTCCACCCAGAATTAGTATTTCGTATTTCATACCCAGCAGGGACAACAGCAATTCCAATTACCTTTCTTCCTTCTGGGGAAAAAGAATAAAGAGTAGTAACATCCCCAAAGGATTTTGGATCCCCATTTTTAAAATGCTCCAGGGCTTTTTCAACATTTTCTGCTGTAAGTAATAAATCAACATCATGTAGTGGTTTACCTTCTTTACGATATACAGGTACCTGATCAGCATACGCTACACTTCCAGTTAAAGCATATGGAATACCACTAACAGATAAAGAAGTTAAAACAGTGACAGCACTAGGATTATTATTCATTTCCTTTTGGAAATTTAAAACTTCAAATCCATCCTTAGGGCGATAAGAAAAATCCTGATTAGTCTTAATCTTATCGATTGTTTCTTCTAATTTACGCTCTATCTGTTTATATTCTTTACCAGAAAAAGCAGCAATTAATTTATCAAAAGCTTGCAGTAATTGAACCCAAAGCTTTTTATCAACCTTAGGTTCTTTACCTGTTTGTAACCATTCAAGTAAAGAATCTTCTACCCATTGGCGTGTTGTCTTTGATCCCTCAGGTAATTCCAGCTCATGATACAAAGCATATGATAATGCTTTAGCTGCATCTGCCAGGAAAGCTGGATCATCATTATGTTTACCAATAAGATACTTTGAAGCAATTCTTTCAAGTGTTTCCAGAGAAGGAGCATCTTCTTCATTTAAGAACCTAAAATTTAAGCTTAATAATAATCTTCTTACAGAATTTCGTGCTTCTCTAATAACTACATCTGTTTCCTCACTTTCCATAAAAGCAGGTTCAACAGGAGTTGATGGTGTATCGTTTACCGGTCCATTTTCTTTTTCAGGATGCAAATTCCCTTCAAGATCACTTTCGAAATCCTCATCACTATCTTCAGGGATATCTGGGCTAGGGTCCTCAGTCTCCTGTTCAGAAGTAGGAGGAGTAGGATCCTGAGAGCTTCCCTGAGACGTTTCCTGATCTTGAGTACCTGAGGTAGGCTTTTTGATTCCAGTCCATCTACGGAGCACAGAGGCCTTAATACGGGCAGCATTAGCAATATCCCCCATAGGGACACCAAGTCCAATTAATTCCCGGGTGATATTTGTAATTACTGCTTTTTGAGCAGCCGTAACTGTTCCATCCTGACGACGTTTTAAATCCTTCAGAAAATTTAATTTTTTCTCTTTACTTTCATTCTTATTTTTACCCTGGTTAGCTTTACTTTGTAAAAAATTAGCCTGAGCATGAATAAGCCCAAGTTCATCCTTCATAGTGGCTGCAACTTTATCCATGGATGCTGCACGGTTATACACAGTTCTTTCAACTGTTTTAGGCTTTCCATTAGCATCAAGAATCTCATATGAGAATTTGCTACCAGCAGGTAGTTTAGCTGCTGCTGCCCATGCCTTTTGTTTAGCTGCTTGAGTTTTAGCCCATCTACGGAGCTCATTTACTTGCTTTTGTACTCCAGCCATATCCCCTGCTTTAAAGGCTTTTAAAGCCCGAGCACGATATTCAGCAATGCTGGGTCTCTTACCTTCACGCTTATTAAGGATTTCCTCTTTTACTTGAGAGACTGTTTTATTTTGATTAGCAGCATAATCTGCAAAGGCTGTATGTATTTCCTGAGCAGCTTTAGCCTGTTCCCTGGTTTCCTCAGAGAGGGTAGTATCATTAACAATTTTATCAAGGTTCTTTGATGTTTCCTCTGAACCAAACATATCATTATCAATATCCACAGCCTCATCGACAAAATCAGTGGCACGTTGATCAGGGGTCCTGGTGTCCTTTGGATCAGCAACTTCATCATAACTATCTAACGGAGGAGATTCCTGCTCTGCAGGATCAAAAGTATCTGGATCTCGAGTTTCCTGCTCATTACTACTTTCTCCTTCAGTAGCATTTTCAACAGGGCGTTTAATACGATTCTTTTTAAGACTGGTAATTAAATTATTAGCTTTATCAACATCAGCTTTAGCTTGATCAAACTCATCATTTAATCGTTTATTTTCAGCTTCCCATTTTTCAACATCACCTTCGAAAGCAGCAGGACCATCTTCCAGGAATTTCTGATAAGCCTTAGCAGCCTCACCTGTTCTTCGTCTTAACTCAGGAAGAGTTTTTTCCACGAAAGCATTAATTGCTTCTCCTTGAGTAGCATATGTAGCTCCATCTTTAGCAAATTCTGTGGATGTTGCATCCATAGCATCATCAGGATCAAAATGCTTATACTTTGGATCCACTCTCTCAGAGAAGCCAGCTTTGGTTTTTTCTTTGGCATCTTTAATTTTCTGACGTTTTTCACTAAAGCCAGTTTTTTCATCAATTTTTTTGACTCCAGTAACTGCTCCTTTAATTGTTTTACCCAAAAGAGGAGCAGCAGTATCAACACCTGCTGAAGTCGTACCACCTGCCAATCCACCAATTAAACCTTCTACGACCGCAGCCTGAGGATCAATTTTGGTTATATCCTGCTTAGTACCATATTGTTCAAGAACACCCTGAAGGCCCTCTGTAGGAAATTCAGCAGCAGCACCACGACCAGGCGCTGTAACTATTTTACTGGTAGCAGCATCTTTGATTGCTCCAGCAACTTTTTTAGTTTTGGTATTTCGTTTTACAACAGTTTCAACTCGTTTTTGAATCTTCTTAGTGGCTTTAGCAAGTTCAGCTGCTTCATCGGTTTTACCAATGAAAGGGCGAAGAACATATTTACCTGAAACAAAATCCAACATGGTTACTGCTACGGCAGCAGCACCTGCTTTGATTTTTTCTTCTGTGGTCATCTCACGACCATTAATACGTTCGAAGTCTTCCTGAATAGGCTCGTAAACCTCTTTTACGCCACCTGCTTTATTAAGCACACCCAGAGCACCCTGTTTAGCCAAAGACTTCACATAGGCAATAGACTGACCAATGATGGGCATTAAACCACCAGGGTTATCAATACCAGCTTTAACAGTATCCCCAAGTACATTAGCAATGGATTTAGAGATTTGTATACTAGCTCCTAATTGATCTCCTGCTTCCCATTGATCAATACCAGCAGCAACAGAAGTAAACATCTCTGCCACATCATCCCCAACTTGTTCATTGAGGACAGTTTGTCCTTTGTCATTTACTAAACTTTCCAGAAAACCAGTCATGGTGCTTAATTCACCACTCAAAGCTTCTAATGGAACAGAAGTAATATTTGATACTTCCTCAGGTAAAAAGTTATCAGCAGCACTATCCAAAATATCTGTAACAGCCTGTACTCCAGAAAGAGGAATACTGGCAAAAGTAGTACCGGCCGAGATTAAGGTATTAGCTGCACCACCTAAGAAACTTTCAGCATTTTCATCTGAAATAATATTGGTTGCTTCATTGTCAGCACGAAGAGCCTGTTTAGCTGCTTCCACTCTATTACGGCCAGCATCATTATATCGACTGTAATAAGACAAATTGACATCTGGATTATCTCGATATTGCTCAAGAAAATTCTTTTCAGTTACTGCATTAGTGGGGGATAAACCAGCACGACCATAGTAACCTTGCCCAGTGTTACCCAAATATGCTTCTACAGCATTCGGATCTTCTTGTCCTTCACGGAGAAAATCTGCGAGTAATCCTTTAGTTTTTTCTCCCTCATCAAATAGATCCTGAAGACTTAAGCTTTCAACAGGCACTCCACGTTGATTAGCTAATACACGAAGTTGTCGAGCCCCTCGAGATGGATCAATTGGTTTACCTTTGTGAAAAGTTTCAGCAGCATCAAAAGCTTCACCTGTAACACCTGACATAAAACGAGTGTCATCTTGAACTTGTCCTGTTTCAGTGTTTAAATAATTTCCTTGTTCAACACCCAATAATGCAGCATTTAACGAATCCCCATCTGTAAGATCAATATTAGGATTAATTGTTGCTAAACGTAGTTTCTTTTCAGCTCCAGCTTTACTAAGGGATTCTTGCTTTTCTGCTGTTTTAGCCGGGGAAACTTTATATTGGTCAGGGATAAAGCCGGCCATGGGTTACCTCATGAGTTATTTTTTAAACTTAAGATCAAGCATTTTCTTTGCTTCTTCAACTGTAAGAGTACCACCTTCAGCCTGTACCTGAGCAGACAAACTTTCAGCCTGTACTCTTTGTTCAAGAGCACTAAGGCCATTATAAGCATCTTTTTGATAATTTGCTGCTACTTGAGCTTTAAGCTCTTTATAGGCTTTCCCAAAAGCTGTTACACCACCATCAGTATGTTTACTATAAATTTCTCTTGCTTTTTCAGCCCCTACTTGAGCTTCAGCTTTACCTAAAAAAGCTGTAGCATTACGTTGAGCCCATTCATCCCCATCCCCTGGTAACATTTGGTTATACCAAGGTGATTTTGCTCCATCAATTAACCGAGAAAATTTACCAGTAGCTTTTCCTGCTTTGATTCGTTCACGGAGAGCAGCTGCATCATCTTCTGCAGTTTGTTTTTGCATTTCACGCTGAAACTTAAGGGTAGCAACTCCAGCAGCAGTATTAGCAGCTTCTTCAATAGTAGGTTGAAAGCCTCGATTAATAGAATCAAAAATATTACTTTGAGTAGNATCAGACCATCCCCGTTTATTACCTTCTTGCATAATAAGGGATTGAACTTCACGTTGATTAGTGACACCANTATTCATTAAATTACGAGCAAAAGCATTACCTGTTTCAGTATCTGCACGATCTTTACGGGCAATATCAAATTGCTCACGTTCACCAAGTTGAGTTTGTTTGGATCCAAAATAATCAGCTATAGCTCTCTCATCAATATTTTGTCCTTCCATGCCACTAAAGATTCCAGGCTGGGCAGCAGACAAAGCATCATAAGATTTATATGCACCAATTTTTCCAATTAATGCATCAGTATTTTGTTCTTCATTATATTGTCCTTGATCTTTAAGACGTTCACTTCCAGATTCAAAAGCATCACTTAATTGCTTGGCAGCACTCATTGCCAATACATTACTTGCATTAAAGTTTGGTGCGTTTATATTGTCCCATCGAATAGCCATGATTAATAATTATTCCTAAATTGTTTACGATCAGAAATTCGATCATTTGCCACAGCTCTTCCGTTTGCTGCAATAGCATTACGAAATTGAGATAAAAAAGATGGAGCTGCTGCTGCAGTTGGAACAACAGCTGTTTTTGGTATAGAACGTTTATTATCAGCAGCAAGTAATTGCTGCATATAATTTGGATTATTACCTGGAGTATTAATTGGAGTATTTTGCCAAACTCCTCCAGGAGTATTTATTACACCTGCAGGCGTATCATCAATTACAGGACCACCATCAGCAAGAGGGGTACTATCTACAGCCTTAGGACCAAAACCAGTTACTTTAGGTTCAGGAGTTACAGCAGGACCAAATACACTTTCTTGAAATCTTGGTATTACTCCAGAATTTGATCCAGAAGAAAAACTTTCAGGGTTAATAGCCTCAGGCTGTGTATTTTCTGAGGAACCAGGTGTATTGCCTGGTTCAGTGTATGCATTATAAATTCCAACTAAATCCTGAATAAATTTAGGTGCTTTATTTGTATTAAAAAAATCTCCTTCTTGATAATCAAATCGAGGCTTTTTAGGAAGATTCACTACAGGATCAGCAAGAGTATTAAATGCACCAGGAAGTGTAAAATCAGCATCTGCAGTATCTGGAATTAACTCAGTAAAGTCTATGGCTGCAGGATCACTGGGTATTTGATTTAAAATACCACCTCTAATATCTGCATCTGCAGAAGATGGAGTTACTCCTGAACCTAATTGAGAATTCAAATACATATCGTAATATGTCCTGAAATTATTCTGCCGACCTAAACTTTCCAAATATCGAGCTGATTTACCATTCGATTTAGCTTCATCACGTAATTTACGAAGAGCATTGGTTTTAGCTAAACTTTCATTATACTGCTCAATATACTGTTTGCCAGGGGCTACATTATGCAACTTACGAAGAGCTTCAGTATTTTTAACACTATCATTATATTCTTTCAATAATGCTGGAGGTAAGGCCATTACTTTATCCTATACGTTAATTGGTTTGCCATTAAAGACAGTTGCTTTATGACTATTATTGCCTGCAAATGTATTACGTGCTGCTGCTCTATGAGCACTTTCTGCATTAAGACCAATAGCTTGATTTTCTAAATTACGATTTGCAAAGGCTGTCTGTACTTTAAATTGATCCTTAGCCAGACCATAATTTTTGTATGCCATGTAAGCAGTACCAATGTCCCCAAGACCACCAAGAAGATTTCCCCATCCTTCCATACTTCCCCAATTAAATCCTTCAGTACCTGGACCTTGTGTTTGAGGATTAAGCAAATCAGGTATACCAGCAACAGCTGCTGCATTTTGACCCAAAGCAACATTATTTTCACCAAGGCTATTAAAATTATGTTGTGGTATGCCAAGGGAAGGGCCAAAGCTTAATTGCTCAGAAGTAATTTGGGGTACTCCAGTACTCGCACCAAGCGAACTAAAATCTAAAGGTTCAAATCCAGCCATTTTTATATCTCAATTTAAGCTAATGCAAAGGAATGATCTTCTTCAATTCGAGGAAGTTCTTTCATACGGGAATGATACAAGGATATTGCTTCTTTAGCAAACGGAGCTACAGTAGTGGTTTTAGCCCGGGCAAAGAACTGATCCGCTGATTCATTCAGGTTAAACGAATATCTCGATTGTCGAGTTAATTCATAGTAATTAATATCAGTTTCAGGGTCATCGCTATGAAGAGCTGCATATGCTTCTCTGTATTCTTCCTGTCGATCGTTATAATCTTTAAGAAAAGCTTCACTATCTTCTATCAACTCAAGACTATCCCGTTTAATTATTGCCTTTTCAACACGAGCAACAACTTGTACAACCTGCAGCATTTCCTTTGCATGAGGCATAAGTTTATTTACTTGGCTAAAGTTTCCTTTTGATGCTGCCCATGCTGCAGCAGCCACTGCCAAAATAACACCTAACTCACCACCAACTTCTTTAAGGACAAGATCAATTAAAAANGCTATACCCAAATTAGATAATACAGCTGTAGCAAAATTTGAGAAAGAAGATAANGCTTCAAGNCCTATTGATCCAAGAGAAAAATAAACAATNACAGCAANAATGATTACCATAATTATTTTAAACCAACCCTGTTGATACCATTCTAATTCCACTGCTTGNGCTGCATGCATGACTAATAACATTGCATCAGTGAGTATTTCCTCTTCTGGATTGGTTTTAAACATTTCCAGGGTATCAATATGAAGTGGGAAATAAAATGCTGACCTACCAAAATCAGGGCTGGTTCTATCAAGCCCATAATAAGTATTATATGTAGCAATATTACTATCCTGGTTTGAATAAATACTTCGAGATACTCGAGTCTCCTCACCATACGCATGTACATTGGTTTCATGAGTAAGGCCCTGTACCGTAACTACTTCTATGGTACCTGGAGCACTTTGCCATTTCATAACAACAATACTGGTATCCCAAAAAATTGTTGCTTCAGAACCATTTTCATACTGAATAGTTTCACTTTCTATGGTGCCGGTAATAACATCCATAAAACCATCAACTTTCTTACCATCTCCATTTACCAATTCACCTGACTCAGAATCAGAGGTAATAAAGTTAAATTGAATATCAACCTCATAATCTTCTTCATTCGAAAAACGTAAAGAATTATTAGGAAGTGATCTATTTTGACCAACATCCTCACCAATATTGCTTGTATTATAATTGTGGTCTGCTTCGCTAATAGGAGCAAGTCCTTCCATCATTTTCCAGAAATGATACATGTATACTGCTGTTTGTTCTTCCAGGGAATACAAATCAATGGCAAACATGAAATAACAATCATCTAAATCTTGAACAGGATTTTCTCCTTCAACAGGTGTCCCATCAGGATTTTTACGATCATCATTTTCATATGCACTAACAATATTATCCAGTCTTAGTGCTACCCTTTTTAGAAGCTTTTTTGTGTATGCATGTCGTTCTGCATCATTTTCTTTTGTGAGAAATTCCCCATCCCTTCTGTAATTAACAATTGGGTAAAATAAACCAGGAACTTCAGACTCTTCTGAATACCCTCCACTACCATCATTGGAAGCTACCCCAATAGTTCCTGTCATTAATCCAGGGGGAAATTTTTCTGGATCATCTGCATAATTTCTAAAGCGATGAGCTCGAGCACCAAGTCCATTAAGCATGCCGGCCATGATTCCATCAGTAATACCAGAATCTCGAATGGTTGCTGAAATTACAGAATTTCTGACTGGGGTGGCAGTATTATCTGATAATTTAGTAGCTAAAACACCAGCAAATACTTTGAATTCATCATTCAGAATAGACATTAGTATTTAGTCGACTGACTGGGGTCGATCTCCCCAACTTGGATCCGTGGACCCTTGACCACTTTGTACAAAGAAATCAGGTACTGGAGTTGTAGTATGAGAAGCATTTGCCATATTAGTATAAGCATTCTCAAGCATGGTATATAAATTAGGAGCATCCCATCCCCAACCATCATCACTTTCTGAAACTCCATCCAGAGTACTATATTGGACAGCAAAGGCATCAGTAGCAATTTTGGCAATCTTGGCTTCAGCATCACGTATAAAGCCATCAGCTTGACGTTGGAGTAAGTTTTTCTCTTTTCCAACTACACCAGCATAAGGTTTTCCCAAAGGACTAATATCCTCTATTTGTGCAACTTCAGTTAATTTTTTCTGGACTAGTAAATCTCGCTCTGAAACTATTTTCGTAACCTGGGAACCAATCAAAGAATTATCAGGGGCTAAATGAATTGGTCCAGTGTATATCCCAGCTAACAATTCAGTCATAAGTACTTTAATATGAAGACCATCAGTTTTAGCAATTTCTGCCCAGGTTTGGGCAGCAGTCATTTCACGTTGGGCTTGTAATAACTCGATTTTCTTTTCAGTCTCACATACTTGAGAATGAATTAACTCAATAGCAGCTTGAGACTTTAGTATTTCATATTTAGCTAATTCCTTTTTGGCAGCTGATTCATCCTTAGAAAGTGCAAAGACCACAGCCTGTTGCATAGCAGCCTGCATACCACCCAAATAAACTTTGGAATACTCACTACCCTTAATACGGTTTTTACCATATTCACGGTGAATAGCATCCACATGTGCTTGCATAAACACATCATAAATACCCTTCCCCTCAACACAACCTTCAGTGACTGTTTCAACAGCTACTCCATCAGGAATTACAGGAAGTTCGAAATTAGGGTCATCCCAATCAGGTGGAGAAGTGCATTTAGTCATTAGGGATTTTCCGGAAATGTAACATATGTCACTGAAACAGGATTACTGGTTTCAAGGATTATTTTCTGATTTGCTAAAATAAGATAACTTAAAGCAGAGTCTCCATCTGCAAGAATTACACTCCATATTCCAGCAATATCAAATGTTCTTTTAAATATATATGTTCCTTCCTCTCGCAAAGTAGGATCATCATCCCAAACAGGAGGAACATATTTAGCACCATAATCCGTTCCAGAAGGATGAAAAGTAGTTACACCCTCTGGATTTGAAAATACCAAATCAATATCAGCAGGTGGATTAACTACTGCACTTAAAGTAAATAAAAAATTAATTTCTGCAGTAGTTGCATACATGATTATTCACCACGAGCCATTGCTTGACGTTGAGCTAACTCTTTCAATTCAGGAACTGTCAATGGATCCATAATTTCAACATTGAGTTCATTGATTAATTTACCATGTCGAGTTTTATTTCCTCGAGCATCTTTCTTGGTAAAAAAGATTTGGCATTTTCTTTCCTGCATATGCTTCACAATAATATTCTGCACATGCCAACCTTCATCATTATTAAAAGGCACATATTTTTTATGGGTCCCAACTACGGCATTGGATACAGTGTACATTTCCCCTTCCCAATCACGTTTATTTGGATTCATATTGGCAACACGAATTCGAATGAGTTTTTTAGCTTCATCCATGGCTGCTTTTCGTGCAGCCCCTTTACTTAATTTAGGCTTGGCTGCTGCTTTAGCCTTTTCATCACGTTCAGCTTTCTCAGCTCGAAGTTGCTGCAATTCAGTAATCTCTGTAACTGTCAGCTGTTCCATTACAGGTTTATTAACCTGTTTAGGTGATGCATGGTAAGCATCTACCATTTTTTGTAATTTCACTAATCCAATTGATGGATGGTGTTTAATATTCAGCTCTTTGGCTACCGCCTTAAGAACATCCAAATCACTTCCAGTTTCCTGGTTTTCTGTTTGGTCACTCATAATTAATTTCTCTCTTTTTTAATAAAAATGAGGAGTCGTCCTCCCCCCTTGGGCTACGCCCCGGGGGTCGGACTCTCCACGAACGGGCTGCTTAGATTGTTGCTGCAGTCCAAATAACGGCCAGTCGCTCAGGACGAAGTACCATGAAACCATAGTACCACTTGATTGACATGAAACCAATTTCACCATATGGATCATCACGATCAGCAATATCCTTACCAGGCTTCTTGTGGATGATTTTAAACTTCACAGTCTTACCATCAGTTTGAAAACCAACAGTTGTGAAAGATTCATCACCAACAACCAGCATTGGGAAAACATCAGCAACAAGTCCATCTGATGAATAGACAGGCAAATCTGGTACAGGATCAGTAGTAATAATTGGTGCTGCACCACCAGCTGCATGATACATCATCTCTGGAACCAGGATAATACGGAACTGGTCAATTGACCCCACTTCACCTGTTGCCAGGGTAGTAGCTGCACCATATTGCTGGGTAGGAATGAAAGCCGGAGCTCCAAAATTGTCTTCCATGTTTTTCAACATGATCAACACATCAGAACCAACATACAAATATCGTGCTGAGTCGATTACCCGGGTATCAATCATACGAGAACCAGTAATGATCTTCGTATTCTTAGGGGTTCGATTGTCGTCCAGATCTTTTGACAGCTTCTGTAGATCATCATATGTAACCAAATGATCAGCACTAATTTCACTGATTGCCATTGCACCACCAGCGTAACGAACTACACCAGCATTGTTTAGCAAATCGATTTGAAGTGCATCTTCAGTGATTTCATTAGCACCACGAAGCATCTCGCGGTTAACATGCATCATCAGCTGAGAATCAGTATCAAAATCTAGTGACTCCTGGGTGTACTCATCGAAGTAACCAAACTTCTCAAGGGTCCCTTCCAGTTCTATACGCTTGAAACCAACACGATTCACTCGGCCACCATGCTCAGACAGAGCAGGCATTTTACCAACGATCGTACCAATATCTTTGCTGGAACCATAAAGGTTACCTTGACCTACCTGTACTTGCTCAGTCTTATTAGCCAGCAATAGTTCCTGAGCACCTGAACTCCAGACACCATCAGGATGTTGACGATTAAAATACATCGTAGCTGAAGCTGTTTCACCACCACCGGCCAATATCAAATCACCATCAGGATCATATGGCATTTTAGCAATATTGTGCACACTACCAGTAGAGGAAATACCAAAAACATCAAAGGATTGAGTAGCGTCCTGCATTACACCTGAAGCATCAATACCTTGATCATTACCATTACGATCATCCAGAAGAGGAAGGTAGTGGTACTTTTTGATGGTCTTTCCCATGTGCTTTGGCATCGACATTGTGTCGGCCATTTGGCTGAAGAACTGCTCCTTTTTCAGATCTATTAGCGCCTTTTTTGCGTAATAGTCCGTTCGAATTTGTGGGCCAATACTTGACTCACCATCTTTGTTATAACCACCTTGGTTATAACTCTGATGTCGGGTCTCAGACCCTTTATCATAATTTGTGCCGTTGAAAGCCATGACTATGTTCCTATAAATAAGATTAAATTAATGCTGGATCCAACTTAGCAAAATCTTCATCAGAGAGTGACAACGGGTCAAAAGCCTGTTGTTTACTTCCTGGTTTAGATCTTGTGTTGGCTGCAGCTTTTTTTCGATTTTTTAGCTTGGGATCCTGAGGCTTTTTAGCAGAGGGTTTCTTTTCATTGGCTGCAGGTTGCGGAGCAAACGCACCTTGAGCTTGTAAAGTATCTCCTACATGCTTGTAAGCCTGTAAGTCCGACATTTCCGTTAATCGATTCAGAGATTTTTCATTCTGGACAATGTCCATGATTTTGCCATACACCCCAGTGGATATATGGTCATTGATCTTACGAATGATTTCTGGATCGTTTTCCGCGAATTTCCGGCTAGCAGCATCCCACTTAGTGCTAATGGTATCGATAGTTTCTTGGAACGATGGAGTGTCCTTGATATCATCAAGTACCATGTCAAGTTTAACTTCATTATCATTTACAGTGTAAGTACCGGGAGTGTAGTCAGTATTATCCTCATCATGGTCAATGGGATCGAACCCACTATCCTTAATGAGCTTTGCTATGGCCTGAGGGTTTTTATTCTCCAGGTCAATTAGATAACTCAGTTTCTCCTCATCAAGGAGCTTATTGTTATCGAGCATTTTCATTAGACGCAAATTAGGCTTAAGCCCTTGCATCTTCTTATTATAATTAGCCCCCATTTTCATGAGAGTAATTGCATCATCAACAGATGATACTTGCATATCTCGGCCATTAGCCTTGAATGGTGCAAATAATTGTTTCAGCTGAGTATCAGCCCCTAAGGTAACCTCTTTCTCAACTGTTTTAGATTTCTTTACTTTTCCTTTTTTAGGTGCTTCTTCTTCTGTTTCAGATCCTGCTTCAGGCTGTTCCCCTTCTGAATCCACATCTTCTTCATCTGACTCTTCGAGTTCATCGTCGATATCACCGTCTGAGTCTCCCCTGTCCCCAGGTTCGTCATCATCAGCTTCCTGGTTATCGTCGTCGTCATCGTCAGCATCCTCCTCAGTGTCTGTAGTATCATCAATAGTATCATCCTTATCTTCCCCTTCAGAATCAATTACAGCCTCTTCAGCGTCTTCAGGTGCATCCTCAGGGGGATAATCAGGTAACTCATCATCAGGAAGATTTAAAAAATCTTCTTCATTTTTCAATTTTGCTTCAGGCATTATGCAACATCCTCTGCAAGGAGTTCATCACGAGCTTCTTCATGATCAGCCAATGCTGATTCAGCAGCTCGACCTTGGGCAATGATAGCATGTAAATGAAAACGAACGGCAGCAATTGAATCAATGTTTCTAATAATGGTGGCCTGGTCATCTGGAGATTGTTGACTTGGATCACCTTTTAACATTACTTGTTGAATAGCGTACTCTTCAAAGAATCCATGTAAAAAGATTTCTTCATACTCTTTATTATGACTAAGTTTAATCAAAGAATTCATTCGATGAATATGCTTTTTGGCTTCATCAATAGAAAGTTCGACTTGTTGGATTTGTTGTGACATTTGCATCTTTGTGTCCTCTGGGAGATTAGATGATTAAAAGTGAGTAAAATTACTCGGTTATAGTGCTGGCCCGGGTGATGTACCACCTACCCAAGCAGTACCATTCCAATGTATGGTTTCACCATCAGATGTCTGTATATGTGACAATGATTGCNNATANAG